GCTCGCGCTACAGGCGTAGCAGATGACCAATTACGTCCAGCGCTTTCACGCCTTGCACTTTCAACAGGTAATGTTTCAAAGGCTCAGGAATTACTTAGTCTTGCACTTGATATTTCAACTCAGACAGGCAAGCCACTCGAAGGCGTTGCCAATGCTTTGGGCAAGGCTTATGACGGTAACACCGCAGCTCTTGGCAAGTTAGGCGTTGGCTTATCATCTGCCGAATTAAAGGCAATGTCATTTACCCAGGTGCAGACCAAACTCAGCGAGTTATTTGGTGGCGCAGCTGCTAAGAACGCAGAGACTTTCCAGGGTCGCATGGATCGTCTTAAAGTAGCCTTTGATGAAGGCGTTGAGACAATCGGTTACAAACTCTTGCCAATTATCCAAACACTTATTGACATTATTGTTAATAAAGTTGTGCCCGGCTTTGACAAGTTTGTAAAAATCTTTGATCCACTTAAGCAAGCCATCGATCGTAATAAAGAGTCCTTTCAGGCTTTAGGCTCATTTATCGTTGATTACATCGTGCCAGTATTTACAGTCGCACTTGCTGGAGCAATTTCATTTGTTGCCAAAATTGCTGCTGGAGTTGTGGACATCGTGGGTGGTGTTATTAACGTAATTCGTACCTTGGTATCAGGTGCCATCGATGGCATCAATGCTCTTATCAAGGCTTACAACACCATCCCAATCTTGCCTAACATTCCAACAATCTCTAAGCCATCATTTACAACCCCAACAGTTTCAGCGCCAAAGGTATCTACTCCGACTTATACGGCTCCAAGCATTACAGGTTCAACTGGTGGCGGAACAACTGGCACAACAACATCAAGCAGTTCAGTAGCCAAGGCTGCATCTACCGCAGCAGCGGCGTCAACTGCTGTTGGCGGTTTTAATGCCGGATCATTCCGCGCAGCTGAGTCTGCATCTATGGCACCGGTTTACAACATCAATGTAACAGGAGCCTTGGACAAGGAAGGCGTTGCCCGTCAAATCGTTGAGATTATTAATGACTCAACGGCTCGCGGTGGTGGCGGTGGAGTTGGAGCGTTCCAGATAGCATGACCCAATACACTCCAGAATGGCAAGTAACTATAAATGGCGGTGGTGATTACACCAATTTAACGCTGAGCAATCTTACGATTACCTCTGGTCGCCAAGATATCTATTCTCAGGCTTATGCCGGTTATTGCTCCATTGAGATTATTAACCTTGATCTTTCGCCTATTGTCATTGATGTTAATGACCAGATTATCGTGAAGGTAAAAGATTCAACTGGTACTTTCATCAACCTGTTTGGTGGGTACGTTACAGACATCGATGTAGAAGTCACGCAAGCCTCCTCTACGGCTGTTTCAGAGCGTATTAGGGTCGTTGCTTTGGGTGCCATGTCAAAACTGCCTAAAAGCCTTACAGAAGGCGTTTTAAGCAAAGACTTTGATGGCGATCAGATTTACGAGTCAGGCATTGTTTAATACTTGGAATGAAGTACCAGCTGCCACAACTTGGGCTGGATACACAGCGACCACAACTTGGGCAAATGCCGAGAACTCAGGACTTGGTGATATCGACCAACCCGGCGATTATGAATTGACTGCGCGATCAGCCGACATAACCGACATTTACAGCCTTGTATCCTCTTTGGCTACATCTGGACTTGGATACCTTTATGAGGACGCCGAAGGTCGCATCGGTTATGCAGACTCGACTAGACGCAGTTCTTATCTTGCAGCTAATGGTTATGTAGATTTAACTGGTCATCATGCTTTGGCTCGTGGTGTTAGAACATCCAAACGTTCAGGCGATGTTCGCAATAACGTGACAATTAGTTATAAAGCCAATGCAACCCAATCAGCCTCAGATGCTGAATCTATTGCAATCTATGGCACTCAGGCTTATCAGATTAATACGTCTCTGGAAAATGGATCTGACGCATTATCACAGGCTGAGTTTTATTTGACTTTAAGAGCGTTCCCACAGGCTCAATTCAAATCAATTACTTTTCCAATAAGTAATCCCGAAATCGACGACGCAGATCGCGATGCATTGCTTAATGTCTTTATGGGTATGCCAGTCAATATCGTCGATCTGCCATCAAATATTTCTAATGGCGAGTTCCAGGGTTTCGTTGAAGGTTGGACTTTCAGCGCCGGTTATAACTCGCTTTATCTGACTTTGACCGTATCTCCTACAGCGTACAGCCTCCAGGCTACACGCTGGAACGGAGTGCCGGTGACTGAATCTTGGAACACAATTAACGCAGGACTCGAATGGATTAACGCTACAATAGTAGCCTGATAAAGGAGAAAAATGGCAACCACGACGAACTATTCCTGGAGCACCCCGGACGACACGGCACTTGTAAAAGACGGCGCAGCTGCTATTCGTACGCTGGGCTCCTCTATCGATACAACTACAAAGGCTCTCAATCCATCGACGACGCTTGGTGATATTGAATATCGTTCATCTACTGCTAATACGAATACTCGTTTAGGTATTGGCACAACTGGTCAAGTATTGACTGTTTCCGGTGGCGTGCCTGCTTGGGCATCAGCATCAAGCGGTTCGATGACTTTACTTTCAACGACTACTCTTTCTGCTTCTACTACAACCGTAAGCAGCATTTCACAATCTTATAAGCATCTTTATATTGAAGTTTTGGGAATTGACACTAGTGCATTTAACCCAACTATTAACTATTTAACAAACTCAGGCGGTTTATACTTTTCAGGATTCCAGTCAACTGGTGGAACGCCATCGCTGTACCAAACAAGCGGCATGACAGTTGGAAACGCTCAAAATTATGGCGGTTCCCAACCAGTAAATAAGTCTGCTATTTGGTTTTATGATTACACCGATGCGACCAATCGAAAAGTTGGAATCTTTGATCATTATTGGGTCAATGAGGGCGGATCTCCAATTTATATTTTTGGTCAAATTGTTACTAGCCACACAGCAGCAATGACATCTTTCAGTATGACAGTTTCAACAGGTTCTTACGATGCAGGAACTATCAAAGTGTATGGAGTGAACTAATGAGCAAACCACAAGTAAAAGATCACAATTCAGAGACAGGCGAAGAAATTGTCCGCGATATGACGGATGCGGAATTGGCAGATTACGAGGCATTCCAGGCTGCTGCACTCCAAGCGATTAAGGATGCAAAAGAAGCTGCTAAAAAGCGTGAGGCATTATTAGAGCGTCTAGGCATTACTGAGGATGAAGCGAAGTTGCTTCTTGGATGAAACCAAAACTATCTAAGTCGGTTGTTCAGTTAAGAGAACAGGCAGACGATGCTTATCCAGATCGAAAGCGTGACTCAGACGGGACAATCGGAGACGCAAAGCACTCAACCCGAAAGAGCGATCATAACCCTGACCCTGATTCAGGGATTGTCCGCGCTATCGATCTCGATGCTGATTTCGACAAACAAGCCTCTACAGCTGCTTACGTTGCCGACCAGATTCGAATTGCAGCCAAGTCAGATAAACGAATTGCTTATGTCATCTTTAATCACAAGATTGCAAGCGCTCGAAGCCTCTGGCGTTGGCGCAAGTACACGGGAGTCAATCCACACACCAAGCACATCCACGTCAGTTTTACAAAGGCTGGCGATACGGATTCGAAGTTTTTTAACATCCCGTTACTAGGAGGAACAGATGACACAAGACCTAAAAAAGATGCTAGCAAGTTGGGGACGAGCCTTTCTAACAGCTGCTCTTGCACTCATAGCTGCGGGAGAGACTGATCCTAAAAACATTGCTTACGCTGGTGCGTTAGCAACTATTCCACCGATTATGCGTTGGCTAAATCCTAAAGATGAAGCCTATGGTCTACGGTGACAGCAAATGATTGGGCGGGACTCGTTCTCGCCATTGCATCGACGCTTACTATTGTTGTTGGCGGTTTGCGTTATTTGGTTCGCGGTTGGTTGTGGACTCTTACGCCGAATGGTGGATCATCTCTCGC